AAAAAGTTCTTGACATATCACCAGAATGCTATTCTTGATTGCAATTATTTGCAACTACAAATATTATGTAAGATTCAGTCAGAAAAAACGCAAAATAAACTTTTCTTTTGAATAATTTTTTTTCACTTTTAGGCGCATATTTTCACTTTTTTTCCTAATGCTTCTCACATAATACTATTAGAAGCAAATAAATTATTAATTTCAAAATCCCTATTGGTGGTGTTAAGTATGAAAAATATTAAAAACTTTATAGTAAAAACAATTCTCACTGTAGTTATGATGACAATTCCGACTCTTGCCGGACAATGTAAACTACAAACTGATTGTCCAATTTATACAGTCAAAGAGGGACAGACACTAACAGATGAAGAACAAAGAGCTATTGAAGCCACTATTGACTACTTTATAGAACATCCAGAAGAAGATTACATAAGCATTTCATCAAAAGACTTTCCTAGTATGGACGCTCACTGGTATATGAACATAGTTACCCAAAAATTAGATTACATTTTTGATGATATTCTTATCGTTAGTAATAAAAAATTTGTACTCAATACAATTCCATGCTTTCTTACAAGTGAAAGCAAAGTTGATGGCATAACAAATTTTTGCATTAAAAATCTTCATGTACGTGAAGCATTAGAAATTCAAGATTTCTTAAATCAAACCTATCGCCAACTTCCAGAACTCGGCATACATAACGGTACGGATCAAATTGAAGCTCTTAAAAAAATCGATAATTTTGTTTGTGACTTAGTAACTTATGACGAAAATTACCAAGGTGACTTTATTCATATATTTTCCACTCGCAGAGGTGTCTGTACCGACTATGCTATGTTAGTCAAAGCACTTGCGCAAGGTGCAAGTATTGAAGCTTATTATATTGCTAGTAATACAGAAAATCATGCATGGAATCAAATTTTCATTGATGGTATAGCTTATGAGTTAGATTCCTGTTTCAATGACCTAAATAACAATCATGACTTATTTATGCTTACAAGAAATCAAATGAGCAAAACTAACAATCACAAATTTATAGATGAAAAATATTAACTTACGGAGGTAATCAACATGAAACATATTAAAAACTTTATAGTAAAAACAGTTATCACTGTAACCATGATGACAATTCCGACTCTTGCCGGGCAGTGTGAGCTACAAACTGATTGTCCAATTTATACAGTCAAAGAGGGACAGACACTAACAGATGAAGAACAAAGAGCTATTGAAGCCACTATTGACTACTTTATAGAACATCCAGAAGAAGATTACATTGAAATTTCCTCAAAAGATTTTCCAAGTCTTTCTATAGATTGGTATACAAACATAACTAAATACAAATTAAATTATTTGACTGATATATACTTAATGGACGCTGGAAATGGAACTCAATATTTACCAACAACTTTGACTGAACCAGTAGAGCAAACCAATTACGATAATGGGCGTATGGATTTAACCATCAAAAATAAACATATTGCTCAAGCGATTAAAACTCAAAATTTTGTAAATTATTCTTACCAATTACTTCCACAGTTAAGCATATACAATGGCATGGACGAAATAGAGGCTATTGAAATTTTAAACAATTTTGTTTGCGACTTAATAACTTATGATATAGACTCCCGTGGAGATTATGTATCAATTTATGAAAGCCACAAAGGTGTTTGTAATGACTACGCTTATCTTTTTAGAGCACTTGCACAAGGCGCAGGTATTGAAGCTTATTATGTCGTTGGTTCAGATCACGCATGGAATCAAGTTATTATTGATGATGTGGCTTATGAACTGGACTGTTGCCATAACGATTATCACGACTTAGTAGAAGAACGACACTATTTGTATTTGCTGTCAAGAGAACAAGCTTCAACTTATAGTTCCCATGAAACTATTATAGCTACCAGATAAAAGAGGTGATTTTCTATGATGTATCACAAAGAATTATATGCACCTCATAACGACTCGTTAGATCGTTTCATCCAGAGTTTTAACCAAACTTTAATTTTTCCAAACTTGATTATGATTCGTTGTCCAACAGAAAATTTTAAGCATGACGCTTTGATTATAGACATGGATTCAAAGAAAATTTTAGGTTTTGACTGGTCTAAGTCTCCGCAAATTTTATTCATTGATGGAACTTGGAGGTACAGTCAATACACGCTTATTGCAAGCAAGTACGATATAGAAAGCTCTGATTTATACATAACAACAGACGCAAACGAAGAACACATTTTAGTTCTGTGGCGTTCTGATATAGATGTTTCAAAAAAGTCCTATTTCTTAGACCATGGGCATGGAGGTGAGGTTGTACGCCCTGTTTATAAAACTACAAATTATAAAATTTATAACTTACAAGAACTTGAAACTTTCAAAATCGCAATCAACAAAGCTTTAAACAATCAACATAATATTAAACAAAAAAACTATGGAGGTATTCAATATGAATAACATTTTAAACTTTATGAAAAAAAATGGAGCTATTGCACTTTGCTTAATAGCCACAATGATTTTTGCAACTACAACTACAGCATATGCTGGAATGAATAACTTAGGCCCTGGTGATGACTATGAATTTGACGTTCCAGTAGAAACAGAGCCATCAACTAACACCCAGATTGTCATCGATATTGTGAACACACACGAGATTTACTTAGTTGACGTAACAGGAACTAAAACGTGGGTAGACAATAACGATCAGGATGGTACAAGACCAGATGAAATCACAATCCACTTATACGCTGATGGAGAGGATACAGGAAAATCAACAACCCTATCAGAAGCAACAAACTGGAAATACAGCTTTAAAAATCTTCCACAATACAAAGATGGATCGCTTATAGACTATACAGTCATTGAAGAAGTTCCAGAGGGATATACTGTTGACTATATTGTAGGTGATTAACATGAACTGTAAATTTAAAAGTGCAATCGCAATCTTAATGATTGCACTTTCTTTTAATTCAATAACTTTCGCAGGAACAAACAATATGGGCAATGGTAGTGATTATGAATTTTATGTTGACGTGGTTGGAAAAAAAATATGGATTGATAATGATGACAATGACAGGATTCGTCCTGAAAAAATTATCATTCATTTATACAAAAATGGGAAAGACACAGGGCAAACAGTTGAAACATGCGAAGCGGATAACTGGACATACTCTTTTACAAATTGCGAGTTCGATATTTATACAGTTGTTGAAGAAGTTCCAGATGGATATACCGCAACATACCTAGAGAGGTGATAGATATGAAAAAACAAAAACACCAAATTATAGCGATTGCATTAATTGTTTGTAGTTTACTTGTATCAACTTTCGCAACTTTCGCTGGTATGAACAATCAGGGAAATGGTGATGACTATGAATTTGACGTTCCAGTAGAAACAGAGCCATCAGTCAATAAACAGATCACGATAGATATAATAAATACAAAAATTAAAATTTCTACGCCATCGGACGCTGATCCTAGTCCTGATGATGATTTTGAGTTTGATGATGAAGATGATCCAGTTTCTACACCATCTGACGCTTCACCAAAACCAGAGAAACCAATAAATATTCGACCAAAAGACCCAGCACCAGAGCCACCAAAAGATGATATCGTGAATTATCCTGCTGATATACAGACGCCGCCAACACCAGCACCAGAGCATATAGAAAAACAAAAAGTTGGAACCATCGAAGCCTATTATGAACACTCAAGACCTAGTTCACGTGCAAAATATTATATTGACGACAAGGGAGTTTTACGCACACTTCCACCCACAGGCGATCCCGGATATATAATTCTTGTGAGCTTTGCAGTATCATTAACAGGTCTAGTTTATTTGATACACAACTATAAACACAGCAAAAAGAAAGATAAGGAGGAATCATCATGAATGTATTAACATACAGAGATATTATGAAGTTACTCGGTATATCAAAAAAAACTACTTATAGAATTTTGCATGACCCTGACTGTCCTATCATTAGTTCTAGTCCATATCTAATTCTTGAACAAGATCTATTGGATTTTATGAAAGCAAAAGAGCAAAAAGCAAAACAATCTCAAATAAAATAATAGCTAGCGTAATGCTGGCTTATTTTTATCTGGCTTCGTTATTTCGATCAACTGAATGTTTTAATGTTCTTACGTAATCTTTTACAACAGCCTGTCCGGCTTCTAATGACAAATCCGCAGTTGCTTTTACAACAGGTTTTGCTGCTTCTGCAAAAGTTTTTAAACTTAGTTCAAATGCTTTTACAAATCCTGCACTAATCATTTTTATCACCTCCCTGCTGTTTTATAAAATCTTCTGGCACTTGTGGCGTATAGTTTGTATAAAGTCTAACAGCCCATTGTCCATTTCTTTGCATTTCAACATGTCCTATTATGATAATTTTATTTTCTGATTCAGCGATTTCATTAACAGCTTCTATTGAATCTATAGAATCCAATTTAACAATAGCTTCTGCTTGTAATAGTTTGTAAAGCTTTACATCAATATCCTGATAAATTAAATTTTCGGTTTCAAAAAAATCAGAACTGACCGAATACGGGCTTTCTAATAACAATCTACGCACATTTAGAAATGGTTTACCCTCATCAACATCCAATCGCAATTTATATGTATCATATCCTGAAATTAAATAACCGCTTCTTTCTTTTTTAGGAATCAATTCACGATCTGCATTTGACTTTTCTCTAACGATACGTCTTAAATTTTCGTTCGCATTGACAAGATTGTTGTATTCTTCGATTGTCATATGAACATGAGTTGCTTCATGTTCTGAATCAACAGGTTTAAGCTTGTTGTCCTCATTTAAATATAGTTTTTGCATGTTATATACCTCCTAAAGATTTCTTAAATAATGTCCAGCAATAACCTAAACTCTTGAGTGGCCTAGAGATTCACTTGCTTTTCTCATAGCTTCTCTATCATAGCAAGTCCCAGCTAAATCTTTTTTACAGTAGTATTTTTCTTTATAGCTTAAAAAATTTAGATCACGAGCATACAGTTTATATACTTTAGTACAATAATCCGATCTATAGCTATGAATGTCGGCCGCTTTATGTATTTTAGAAAAAACTTTTCCAGAACCAACTTCTCTCATCCGGTTAACAACAGCTTTAATTTCCTCATCCGAACCTATAATTGGTGAAATTCTCTCTCGTCCACCTTTAGTTGCTGAATGAATGTGCAGATAGAATTTACCATCTTTTTCAAGTAAGTCTGTACCTCGTAATGCTTTCAACTCCGCTCGTCTTAATCCAGTACACCTACAAAAGTTTATAAGCTTTGCATTGTTTTTTTCAGAAAAATGTTTGTCATACTTTACCACATCACGACTTCTAACAATATCTTTTCGTTTACGAGCTGGTGTTTCAATGAAGTCTTTTACACTACAGTTATACAATTTTGCAAGTGATTGCGCAGATAGTTTTATCGTATAAGCTGACTTCCCATCATCAATCAATTTTTTCAAGTACTCATCAACATATTGTCTGCAATCTGATAATTTTCTACATTCATGCTCATCTTTGCACCACTTCACAAAGTAGCAGTTATGTTTAAGATATGCTTTGTATGTACTCCATGAATAAATTTTTTCTTTTGTCAGGTCTGGTTGAAGAACCATCTTTTCACCTGCTTCATCATATAAAATTTTTCCATCATCATCTCGATAATAAATAGTTTTGTCAGCTTTTTTACTCTGACCTATAGCAAGTTTTGAATCCAACACTTGTTTTACTTGATCCACAAGTGTCTTTCTTTTTTCCCTATGTCTTGACATAATACCCTCCTGTTTTTGCTGTCAGACACAGAGGTAAGCTCTAAATTTCTTTAGAGTTTAACTCTGTACCCGACATCATAATGTTAATTTTTGTTTTGTTGAAGCTAAGCATGATAGCACATCACTACTACTTCGCAGTGAACAATTTAGCGACAGGCAATAGTCGATTGATGAAATTTTTAAGTGCCATCAATAACACTTTAAATCTTTTTTTACAGTCCGATTCATGACTATCCGCAATTAATTCCCAAAAGTTTTAATCTTCTTTTTTACAAAAACCTCGTTGTTTTTATAAAGCTTCTAATCAAAAAAATCAAAAATCAATTCTATTAATGAGTTACACAATTTCAAACACACGCTCGAATCCAAAAAGTTTTCATCGTACTAGCTGTTAGTTCCATAAAGATTTCACTAACCAAAGTGTTTAAGTAAGTTTCGTTTTTTGTTTCCGCAAAGGCTACTTTTTATCAAAAAACTTTCATTTCTCGCTTACTATCCAGCTTGTTATACTGTTTTGAAATTAAAATAAAATTAGTTTACAGTATTAGTATGTAATAAAAAAATCAATATCACCCTAGTTTTCGCGGTTTACTCCCACATTTTTTGATTAAAAATCAAAAAATATGAGAATAACCCGCTCCGTAAGCTGGAAAAGAATGCGAGAAATAAAAATATCCACATTGTTGATATTTAGCTTTCTCTTTAAAAATTGCTTGTAGTAGCTTAGTAGTAATGATATACTAAAATAAAAAGTCCAGGAGGAAATATTAAATGGCAAAAAAGATTAACATTGAAAAAACAAAAATGCGGATGGATAAGTTAACGGAAAAAATTTCAAAGTTAAAGACGGATTTAGAAACGTATGAAGCCGAATACACGACACTTTCTGAACAACTCAAAACAGCAGAAGCTATTGAGCTTGTAGAGTTGCTTGCAGAGCATAACGTGAGTTTAGATGATGTAAAATCAAAATTATTAACAGAGACAAAAAAAGAGAGCTAAGCTCTCTTTTTGTTTTGTAAGTCCTCGTTCCAATCTTTTGCTTCTGGTTTGATTCTTTTGTAATTCTTGTATTTGCAAAATTTATCACCAGCCGGATCATTATCAACAGCTAAAATAATTTCAGTGGCATTAGGAAAAGAGTTAATTATATTATCAAATGTGCCATTCTTCAAACCTCCCATAGCTACATATATACCTCGCTTTTCTGTTAATTCATACAAGCTTATAGCGTCTATACTGGACTCACACACGAACAAAGGCAGTTTATAACTGTAATCCTCATTTTGCTTTTCAAAATAATTAAAAATATCGCGGCGTGTGTTTTGTGATTCACTTGTAAAAAACCAAAATCCATAAGAATCATCACTAATAATTAATTTTTGTGTTCCATCCGGTTCGGTATTTCGCAGTATATAAAAATTTATTTTGTTATTAGAAAAGCACACGTATTGTTTTCCCTGACCTTTAACTGACGCTGAATAAATTTTGCCCTCATCGAAAAGCCTATCAATTACATTTTTACTCAATGCACGTTCCTCTGTCAAATAGGCTTTCACAGCCTCATTTGCTAGTACGTTATCACACGGTCGGTAAAATGTATGATTTAAGCTTTTAGGGCACTCTACAAGGGTTCTAGTGCGTTCTGAACCACCTTCAAAAGCGATAAGTGCTTGCACCGCTTCGTTAAGGTTGTAATTTAAGTATTTAGTCAAATAATACACTGGAGTGCCCGACTCATTACAACTATACCTGTAATACCCATCACCAAAAATTACAAGACTATCATGATCTGCATTAACCAAGTTCCCATTTGAATATGTCACACTTTCAGGATGTACACTTTCTAAAAACTCAATCAAATTAGTGCCGTTTGCTTTTTCAATAAAGTTATTACTTACTTTTGATTTATGCTTTTTCAATTTAACCAAAGTCTCTAAACCAAAATCGTCTAAAGTTGGGTCATCGGATGAAATATTTTTGGAAAGTATATTTCGCTCTTGAGCTTCTTTGATAAAATCATTTTCAAATAATTCTTCGATTACATTTTTTAAATTTGGTTTTTTGTATTGATTCTTCCAAGATTCAGCAACTAATTTTTGATTACCCACTTTTTTAATTATATAAAAACAGATATGTGTAGTTTTTCTGCTTTCAGTGATAGCTTTAAAAGAAACTGTCAAATCTGATTTTTCATTGATTTCGTCTGTAGCTGGTTTTATAACAAATCTCATCAGATCAGTGTATCTTTTATAAGTACCATTTCCAAAACGAAGAAGAGCTTCATCAACAGGGATCATAACAGGGCGATTCAAATTCTTGAAGCGGCAAAAATAAAGATAAAGATCGATACTATAACTTTTTCTAAACTGTAGAATATACCCAAACTGAAAAATCGTTCGAGCTTTGCCACTTAGCTCAAGAAAGTATGGCGCAAGTGTTTCGCTTAGCTTTAAGTGCAAGACATTTTTACGATAGTCAATTTCAACAGTATCCAGCCATCTACATAATACTTTATAATCGCCGGACTCATTAGGAAGAAAAAAGACTTTTGACCCAAGATGAACAAGACTTTTTTCTAACAGTTCTTTACTCTTACTGGAATATGAACGTCCTATAATTTTGAAAAAGTCGCTTATCTGCAATTCAATTTCTTGGAGTGTCGTATCATACTCATTAATTAAACTTGCTAAATACAAAATCAATTTTTGTTGATTTAGAGTTAGCGTCATGCTAGGTTCAATATGAATTTTTTCAACAAGATGATTTTCTATATGTACAGACTTTAGAGCTTGATCCGTCATGGACTCACCTCCATATGTTCAGTGAGTGCCGTTGTTAAAGTAGAAGTACACCACTGTTCTAATGATAGTTCCTCTATGCCATTGTGCTGACAGTTCTTACAATAAGTTTCGTATGCACATCTAATTAAATCCTCTGTAAAATAATTTAAAACCAGTTTTATTTCAAAACGCTTTTGCAGTTGTTCTATAAGCATTCTATCGCAAAACAGTGAAATAATACAATTTTGGTTTATTCTATTAACAAAATCATAAGCGATTTTAGGATTATCAAATTGTTTGTAGTCTATAATAGTATCACCAACGGTTGCTATTAGTTCATATAAATGTTTCATGTAAATACCTCCTGAATTTTTATACTATTAGTATGTAAGCGGAGGTGAAAAATAACGCTTCTTAAAAAAAAAATTAAATTTCTTCACCGTGGCTTGAACGATATTTACTTAACTGTTATAATTAAATTGGTTTTAGTCTACGAGCTTAACAGAGGAAGGTTGGTAAAATCTTTAGTGCCAGCTTAGAGCATAGCCGCTTGCGCCTGTTCCATTCGTAGACTTCCTACTCATTAAAAGATTTTGGCTAAGAAAGGTCAATTAGTGAGTACAACAACCGAACGTGTTTTGAACCTTGAAAACTTAATAATGTTTGATGATGATTTAGTTTGTGCAATAAAAAAAGCTATGACTGACAGAGAAAGATATTTATCAATGCACAAAGAAACTATTTATCCTGATCGAAGCAAAGGTTTAATCTGCACGATATTGGGTGGTAAAGTTAAAACAGCTAAAACACAAGCTAAATTGGAACAAAAAATCATTACCTATTACAAGTCACTTGAATTAACTTTTCACACTGTTATGCTTAGGGAGCTTGATCGAAAACTAAAACTCAAACAGATTCTCAAGAATACCTATGACCGATATCTAAATGACTATGATAGATATGTCAAAGATTCCGAGATTGATAAAAAGCCTGTGACAAAAATCACTTCGGATGAAATCAGGAATTTTTTGGAATCGAAACTTATAACTGGTATAAGTAAAAAGAATTTTTCTAATCTTTGCGGATTATTAAATATTGTATATTTTTATTCTGATGAAAACGGTATTGATGTATCTGCTATAAAGAGGAAAATGCAAATTAAACCCAAACAATATGATAAAACTAATAAACGAGAAACAGCAGACGTTGTTTGGACGGATGAAGAAGAAATGTTGTTACAAGCGTATTGCCAAGTCCATTCAGATGATTTACGAGCGCTAGGTATTTTGTACATGCTCAAAACGGGAATTGCGATTTCGGAATTGGTGGCACTCCAGAAGAGAGACACAAATATTGATGATTGTGAATATAAGATTAGTCGGATTGAACGTAAGTACAAAAACGAAGCCGGGAAAACTGTTTATACAATTACGGAAGAAGAGGACGCAAAATCAGAAACACGATTAAATGTTGCGTACTTAGACAATGAAGCTATTGATATCTATAAAAAAATTCTAGAAGTATCAGAAGCTCAAAAACCTACAGATTTCATTTTTGAGGGAATGCGAACATATACATTCAATGATTACTTGCGTAGACATGTAATTCCCGATTTACATTTAGAACCCAGAGGACTACACAGCTTGCGAAAATCTTATGCTACAGATTTAATCGATAGCGATATGGCACAATCAATCGTGCAAATCCAGATGAGACATGCTGATATCCAAACCACAATGCGATACTATTATAAACGCAAAAAGACAAAAGAGAATATCATCCAAGCAATTAATGCTCGTAAAGCTTCCTAAAAGTAATATCGAGTTATTAGTCGAGTGAAGTCGAGTAAGATTCAAAACACAAAAAAACAGCAGGAGCCTTGATTTTTCAAGGTTCCTGCCATTTTCTGATCCAGCTGCTGACGGGAATCGGACCCGTGACCTCCGCACTACCAATGCGACGCTCTACCGACTGAGCCACAGCAGCATCTGGTTATTTGAACCTTGAATAGTTTATCACGGTAACAGGTTTTTGTCAACTACCTTGTGGCAAAATTCTGCAAGCAGGTGCAGGTTATGTATAAAATCAACCCTGCTGTCTGCCGGTTAGCCACAGTCAAATAAAACCTGGGCAGGCAGCAGGAGATGATTCCAAAGAATTCTTTAATTTCCTCCAGGTCCGTCTTTTCTTGGACGTTCGGATTCCGGAAGCGGTTCTGTGCTGACCGGAAATTCATCCGGTACGTCGTATGTCGCATTGGAGGTTTTCGGCAAATCTATTTCGGGAATATTGCCGTCATCATATACATTTTTCATCAGGTTCACCATCCTTTCCTATAGCTTTATTAGTATCTGCGGATACGGAAAAACTATGCAGATTTCAGTTGGGGTTAAGTTCTTGCAATTTCATTAAAAACATAAATTATAGAAATAATAAAAACATTATAAAATATAAAAACACTCTTCCCTTTTTTATTATTTTATGATACAATATCAACATCTGAAAAAGTGATATACAGGAACGGGGCATTAGCGCAGCTGGGAGCGCGTTTGAATGGCATTCAAAAGGTCACGGGTTCGAATCCCGTATGCTCCATTATAGAGTTGAATTTATATACGTTAAAAAACATTATTTCGAGAGACTGTATTAACAGTGTTTGGAAATAATGTTTTTTTATGTGGGCATGACCTTGTTTCGGGTAGTCAAAGTCTCCATCTGCGCAACGGTATGGTTTTGGGAAATAAACAGATTTAGACAGAGGAATCCGGCAGGAATCAATCCTGCCGGAGGAGTATGAAAAAGTATTACTGCAGGTCCTGCCTGCTGATTATTATATTACAGAATAAATGTGTCGAAAGTTTGGAATCTTTGTGAAAAAAATGTGAAGACCTGTTAGAGAAAACGTATGAAATCTAATTGACAAAACCTGCCGCTCTCTTATATAATAGTATTGCTGTTTTTCGGTGATAGTATCTGTGTGGGAGTTCACCGGAGAACGATAAAAGCGGGTGTGGCGGAATGGCAGACGCGCTAGACTTAGGATCTAGTGTCCACGACGTGCAGGTTCAAGTCCTGTCACCCGCACTGAAAAGTACCGTAAATACGGTACTTTTTTTACTTTGTGTTGCATTTCGTGTTGCATAAAGAAGAAAAATGGTCATTTGCTTTCTTATTCATCTCATCTGTTTTTTCAATCATAACATGCCGGTATACATTTTTCAGAACGGCATCGCTCCCCCATCCGCCGCGCTGCATGATATATGCATCGGGAATCCCTAACGCATGCTGTATGGATGCAGAATAGTGGCGAAGATCATGAAAGCGGAAATGATGCAGACCAGCATCCTTTAATATTGCTGCAAAACGATCTGTGATATTGGCCGGAGACAGTTTCACAATTTTCCCTGAACGGCCTTTGAATTTTTCAGCGACAAAATCCGGAAATTCAATATACCTGTCGCCAGCATATGATTTTGGTGGCTTAATGACCCACTTATTATTTTCGTCCAGGACCATTGCCTGGGTTACATGTACAATGTTGCCAGATATGTGCGTACTGTCTAAAGCACAAATTTCACTGCGCCGCATCGGGCCAAATGCAGCCAAGAGGATCGGAAGTTCCATTTCGGTTCCAGCAACATATTCCATTATTTTCTTTAGTTCGCTGTCAGACGGGACATAAATTTGCGGCCGGACTTTTTTTGGAAGCTCCGTTTTTAAAATGAAATCTGGGCGATATTTTTTTAGCACAGAAGAAAGCAGGCCGTGCATGTTGCGGACGGTTTTGGGGGAGTGGGCTTCGGCTGCTGCAGTAGTTTCGCGGTCTATATCCTCCTGGGTCAAAGTATTAATGTTCCTATCCATCAAGGCAGTATAATCATGCTTCCTGGCAATTTTATATTCCCGTATAGTTCTGGGGGATAAAATATTCTTTTTTGATTCGATATATTTGTCATATGCTTCGCCAAGGCTGATTTCTGCACTGGGCGATGCTTTTTTCTGCTTTTCCCGATTTATCTGAAAAGCAATAGCGGCAGCTTCTGCCTGTTTTCTTCCGCGCGGTGATGGATCATCACTGGTAAAGGATTCATAGATTCGCTTGTTTTTCCATTTTCCGGTTTTTTCGTCAAATATTTTTTCAGTATGGCTGTAGGCCAGGCAGCGCCAGGAGCCGGAGGGGAGTTTTTTTGCTGTTGCCATAATATCATTCCTTCCTATTTTGGGGTAAAATTAATACACCCCTTGCCAGGACGCTCCGAGGATGATATAATTTAGGTGTCTAAACTAAAGAATATCTTCCGGGCGACCGGCAAGAGAGAATCTATGTGAAAAGCTTCTGTGTTGGTAGCACAGGGGCTTTTTGCTTTCTTACGATTTTTTGAATAAAATCTATAAATTAATTACCACTGGATTGCATAAAATTCATATGAATCATATTGCGTCATGCCTGAATCAACAGACATTTCAAATGCTTTTGTGCTTCCGGCGGCCATATCATCCACAAATCCAATATCTCCACCAATAATTTGGTCAGAATTCTTATAAATAATTATAACGGCTACTTTATCCAAATTTACAATGCTGTTATTAGTTATTTCTCCGGTAAAAGTTTTGAATGTTCTGCTATTTTCAGAAATGTTAAAAATAGTAAAATCACTTTGTTTTACATATATGTTGTTATCTTGTTTTTCGAAATTACTGTCTCTATTTGTAACGCTTATTTCAACAGCTTCCGGTTCGTATCCTTCATAAAATATTTCACTGCCATAAAAAATCGTATCCCCGGCTGAAATAGAATTTAATACTTGCTCGTCTGTCTTTAAAATTTTCCCGTCTGCGTCCCTTGCAGTAATTGTAATAGTTGGAAATTCTATTGCATAGTCAGAATTAGGATTTTTTATTTGTACTGCGTATGGCACATGGGTATAGGAACTATTTTTATAACTACACCAACCACTATCAACTAACATTACTTTTATAGGATCAGATGTTTGTGCTATGGAAGGATCTCGTGATGATTCATCGGAATTTTTATATACTTGTCCATCATCAAAAAGTGTAATTCCGTTTTTTTGAATCACATCATTTTCATAAATTCCCATTTCCATTTGTCCGGTTTCCCATACTGTGAATCCATATCCGTTATAGTGCCCATCAGCCCAAGTGCCTCTAAAAGTCCATTTAGTTCCATCCTTGCTTGATGATGAAAAGGTGCCTTCGCCATGTGGTAATCCGTTCTTTACTTGACCAGTATAACTTCCATCTCTCCGTCCATATGACAATTCAAGAGATATTTTTTGGTTTTCCACAAATGATTGCTGTGACTCCCCATAAGAAACTGTAGACGGTTTTGAAATTGTAGCATCTTTAGCTTTTCCAGTACACGCAGTTAATGAAATAGATAGCAGTAAAATAGGTAATAGGTATTTTTTCATAAATAATTCTCCTTATAGAAAGTGTTTTATTAAAGAGCCATTGGCTATTTTAATTCCAACAATTACCATATTTATTTACAAAATATTATAGTAAAATTTAACTATAATGAAAATTTTATTAAGCGAAATAATGTATAGCAAAAAATTAACTATCCGTCAAGTTAGTTATTTAACAGGCATCCCCCGATCGACCATATCAGATATCTGCAATGGTACGATCCCCCGGCTCGACACATTGGAAGACATTGCTAGGGGGCTAAATCTTCGAATATCTGACCTTTATGAGTCGGATATCAAATAAGCGTCCGAGTTCTCGGACAAATCCTTAAATCAAGTAACGCGCATTTATCGATAGACGTTTAAGTTATATATACAACAATAACCATATAACAAAACGAACATATGTTCTGAAAAATCTATTGTGCATTTTTCAAAAGTATGATATCATGATTTCAGAACAAACGTTCGAGAAATGGGGGCGTACATATGAACGGAGACGACTACAAAAAAAATATTATTGACCTTATTAAAAGGGCGGACAATGTCGAACTACTTGAACTTGTATACCGTTTTGCGAAAAGGCTATTGGGCTAGGTGAAAACCTAGTCCTTTTTATCTGCAAGTTTGGTTGCAAGTTTTTCTAAGCTCTCCCAATCTCTTTCATCCAACTCAGCCAGGGCCTCGATAAGCCGTTTCTTAAAAGTGTTATCATCTATAATCAAATCCCCTAAGAAATCTGTTATGGTTTGATTTCTGGTACGCTGCACAAACATTTCACCTTCACCAGTACGGAGCCATTCCTCATTGATGTTAAATTTGGTACAGATAAGAGAAATAACAGCATCACTGGGAGACCTTTTGCACGTCTCATAGCCAGCTATATTATTTCTAGCTATCCCAAGTTTATCAGCAAACTCTTGCTGTGTTAATTCTAATTTCTTCCTTATTAATTTAATCCGTTCATCCATATACTCACCACCTCTCATGACCATATTATAGTACAAAATTGTGGCATAGTCAACAAAAAGTTATTAAGCCACAAGAAACTCTTGACAAATGATATTAAGCCACTTATAATAGTGGCATAGTAACACGGGAGGTGAGGAGATAAAAACAGAACTTTGGAACGGTTATCCTATCCGTTTTGCGGAAATAGGCGGAGAGTGGTGGGCGGTAGCAAAGGATGTGGCGGAGGCGCTGGGGTATCCCGAAACCAATGCCATGACAAAGCGCCTTAACAGAGAAGATTTGATATCCGACAAATTGTCGGGTATGAATATGAAATCTGTACTATTGAGTGAATTTGGAATCTATGACGCTGTGTTTGGTAGCCACAAGAAGGAGGCGAAGGAATTCAAGCGTTGGGTGTTTACCATATTAAAGACCCTGCGCCAGCAATCCGGGCTTGAAGGATTCCAGGTATTCCGCATATTAGACAAGGAGCATCAGTGCGAGATGATGGGAAGGCTTAATCGGGGATTGAAGAAACCGAAACGAGTCGATTTTATCAAAGCCAATACCATATCCAATAAGGCAGTGTCTATTAAGTATGGACATTCCAAGATGATAAAGAAAGCGGACATGTCCCCGGAAATGCTGGTGGACAGGCAGGAGTTCCTGGAAGATACGGTTGAGCTGATGGAAATCAAGGACAAGTACGGTCTGGAGCTATCGGTGAGCGAGGAAGTATATAAGCTGGCTTCCGGGTGGAAAGACAGCAGGACGGCATAGAAAGCGAGGTGAAAAAATGAGCGAGAAGGATAAAAAAATTCTGGAAACCATTGCGGAAGCGCTTCCGAAGATGTCTGAGTTTGACAAGGGATACTTCCTTGGCACAGCTGAATCAAAGGCAATGGACAAAAAGAAAAGAGCCGAAGATAAACTTTTGCCCCCAGCACAGTCAGGGGGAGAAGGTAAATGATGAGCAGAAGAAAAGGAGGGTAAGTGTAGTGTGGGTTTCAAAGAAGAAGTGGGAAGAGTTAGAAAAGAGGGTAGCTGACCTTGAAGGGCAAGTTCAAAGCCAGCCACAAGAAATTATTGACGCTATTACAGAGCGGTTGCTCAAGCAGACGACTAAATCGATTCGTCCGCGTCATCAGGGGCACGAAAGCCAATCCGCCGAACGGGTTTAGTTTTATCTTCTCGCTCTACCGAAGTAAGAAGAAAATTCAGTTGACTTATATGTTGGATTAATTGAGCATTATTTCCATTGACAAATCCGTAAAAATACAGCATATCGGGATTTTGATATCCGATAGAGGTGACAACCATTGTGATAGAAGAACCAAAAGAGGCAAGCTTTATAGCAATTTCATGTTCATCATCTAAGCCTTTTTCGAAGTCTTGAATTTCTTCTATGATTTTTTCGTACTTCCAGTCTGCCATATGGCAGTCACGCAGGGCTTCGGTCATTTCAGAATAATTGAGCATAATGAATATTCCTTTCCTTTGTACTCGGCGCTGCAACACCTGTAAGTACATTATAGAATGAGGAGACAAAAAAGACAAGAAAGGAGTGCGATAGCATGACAGGCAAACAAAAAGCGGCCGCCTATGCCGCCTACACCCGCCAGCGGGCAGAAAATGTCCGAGCAATTATCAGCGAACATAAGACACGCAGGAATATGACCAATGCCGGAATCGCGGAGGCGATTAATATGCCAGTAGAGACATTTAAGAAGCGGAAAGCGGAGCCAGCCACCTTCCGGGCGGGAGAGCTGTGGCTGCTCTGCGAAGCTCTGGGGGTACCGGAGGAACAGCGTAAGACCATTATGTAAAGGAGGTGATACCAATGCACAAACATTATAACGATGGCCCCGAGGCTGTCCGTCAGGCAAGAGAGGCAGAAGCAAACAAACAGGTAAAACGGATGACCAGTTTGATGGTGTGGATGACATACGGGTGGATTATTGCGGCCGGGGTGTTCCTGCGGGCGGCCGGATGGATGTGAGAGGAGGATTGCAAGATGGCAATGAAAATCAATAAGCTGGAAATCGAAAATGTCAAGCGGGTTAAGGCGGTAAAGCTGGAGCCGACCGCCAATGGCCTGACTGTGATCGGTGGGGACAACAACCAGGGGAAGACTTCTGTCCTGGATGCGATTGCCTGGGCCTTGGGCGGGGAGAAGTACCGTCCGTCACAGCCCCAGCGGGAAGGCTCCGTCATCCCGCCGATGCTACATATTGTAATGAATAACGGGCTGGTAGTGGAGCGAAAAGGGAAAAACAGCACTTTAAAAGTGACAGATCCCAAGGGAGAAAAGGGCGGGCAGCAGCTCCTGAATGACTTTGTGGAACAGCTGGCCTTAGACCTTCCAAAGTTTATGGAAGCTTCCGGGAAAGAAAAAGCCCAGGTGCTGCTAAATATTATTGGGGTTGGGGAGCAGCTGGCCGCCCTGGAAAAACAGGAAAAAGAGCAGTACAACGAGCGTCAGGCAATCGGCCAGATTGCAGACCAAAAAGAGAAGTACGCGAAGGAGCAGCTCTACTTTCCGGATGCCCCGTCAGAAATTATCTCTGCTTCTGAGTTAATCCGTCAGCAGCAGGAAATCCTGGCGAAGAACGGGGAAAACCAGAGAAAACGGCAGCAGCTCCATCAGTTGGAACAGGAATATCAGGCTGTAACGGAGCAATTACAGATACTGCTCCAGAAACAGGCCACCCTGGAAGCAGACCTGAAAACCGCACGGACAGGAACCGAAGAACTGATGGATCAGTCTACGGCTGAACTGGAGGAAAATATCTCTAACATAGAGGAAATCAACCGGAAAGTCCGTGCCAACTTGGATAAAGATAAGGCGGAAGAGGATGCCAGGGAATACCGCCGGCAGTACAGCCTTCTGACAGAAAAGATTGAGAATACCAGGAAGGCCAAAATGGAACTATTGAAACGAGCCGCCCTCCCCCTCCCGGAGCTGTCTATTCAGGACGGGGAACTGATTTATAAGGGTCAGCAGTGGGACAACATGTCTGGGTCCGAACGCCTGAAAGTAGCAACGGCCATTGTCCGGAGACTGAATCCCAACTGCGGGTTTGTTTTATTGGACAAGCTGGAACAGATGGATCGAAAGACGCTGGAGGATTTCGGAGCCTGGCTGGAACAGGAAGGACTGCAGGCCATTGCAACCCGAGTAAGCACAGGAGAGGAATGTTCCATCATTATTGAAGACGGCTGTGTAGCCGGGGAAGAACCTCCGGTGCCGGCAGAAAAGAAAGAATGGAAGAAAGGTGTGTTTTAAATGAAAGTGATTAGAGGAAAAATTCCTGGGGCCAGAAAAGTGGTTGTGTATGGCCCTGAAGGGATCGGAAAAAGCACGTTTGCTTCCCGGTTTCCGGAACCGCTGTTTATTGATACAGAAGGCAGTACAAAAGATATGGATGTGGCCCGGACAGAGCCGCCCAGCAGCTGGGCTATGATGTTAGAGCAGGTGCGATATGTAAATACCCACCCGGAGCTTTGTCGGACGCTTATTGTGGATACAGCAGATTGGGCGGAAATGCTCTGCATTACCCATGTCTGCGATAAGAACCACAAAAGCAGCATTGAGGAGTTCGGATATGGAAAGGGGTATATCTACATCCAGGAAGAATTCGGACGGTTTCTAAATCTTCTATCCGAAGTGGTGGATGCCGGGATCCATGTTGTTCTAACCGCCCATGCAAAAATGCGTAAGTTTGAACAGCCAGATGAATTAGGGGCTTACGACCGGTGGGAGATGAAGCTCAGCAAGGGAGTAGCTCCCATGGTGAAAGAATGGGCTGATATGGTTCTGTTCTGCAATTATAAAACCATGGTAGTCAACGTAGACGGCCAGGGAACCCAGAAAGGAAAGAACAAGGCCCAGGGGGGCAAGCGGGTGATGTATACCACCCATCACAGCTGCTGGGACGCCAAGAACCGCTATGGACTGCCGGATGAGGTCCCCTTTGATTATAGCTCTATTTTACACATCATTGGAGGGCAGCATCCCGGACAGGCGGCGAAGCCGGATGCAGTTAGGAATACTGCGGTGAATGCAATCCAGGGAAAGATGGATTTAATGCCAGAGCTTCCGGCCAGTAAGGGCGAGGAAAAGTATGAAACGAAAACGCCGGCGGCAGAGCCTATGGAGAGCAAGCCAGAACCTATGACATCACAAAAAACTACGGAACCGGATGTCAGGATTCCGAAGAAACTGCGGGATCTGATGATCGCCGGAGGTGTGGACGAATGGGATCTTCAAAATGTGGTAGCGGCTAGGGGGTATTTTCCTGCGGATATGGCGGTCAGAGATTATCCGGAGGACTTTGTAGACGGCTGCCTGGTTGGCGCCTGGGCTAAAGTGTATGGTATGGTTCAGGAAATGAAGAAGAATGATGCGCTGGTTTTTAATTAAAGGAGGACATGACAATGAGTGATTTTGAGAATAAAGAGATTGGCTGGGATGAGGAAATTAATAACGAGGGGCAGGACTTCGAGCCCCTCCCGGCCGGTGCGTATGAATTTACAGTGGCCTCGATGGAACGAGCCCGATTTCAAGGCAGTGAGAAGATGGCAGCCTGTAACATGGCCAATCTGGAACTTCTCGTGACAGACAAGGACGGTAATGAGAGAAAGGTATTTGACAGCCTGTATTTAAACACAAAAGCGGAGTGGCGCTTAAGCCAGTTCTTCCTCTCTATCGGACAGAAAAAGAAAGGGGAGCCGCTGCGCCCCAATTGGAACGAGGTACCAGGTTCCGCGGGGAAAGTGGAATTGATTGTGAATTCCTATACTGATAAAAACGGGAATCCAAAAAGGAACAATAAAGTGTCCAAGTATCTGCCCTATGAGCCGAAGAAATTTACAGCAGGGAACTTTTAAGCCATGGAACTTCGGCCTTATCAGGAGGAAGCCAGGAAAGCGGTTGAGAAAGAATGGGAGAGAGGCATCAAAAAGACTCTGCTGGTTCTTCCAACCGGCTGCGGCAAAACCATCGTGTTTGCCAAGGTGACAGAGGATCAAGTCCGGAAAGGGAACCGGATCCTTATCCTGGCCCATAGAGGGGAGCTCCTGGAACAGGCGGCGGACAAGATCTGGAAAGCGACTGGCCTGGGCTGCGCCATGGAAAAAGCGGAGCAGTCCTGCCAGGGAAGCTGGTTCCGGGTTGTGGTGGGTTCCGTGCAGAGCCTGATGAGGGAAAAACGGCTGGGACAGTTCCCTGCCGAATACTTTAATACCATTATTATTGACGAGGCCCACCATTGCATTTCAGACAGCTATCAAAAGGTCCTGAGGCATTTTGACGGGGCGCAGGTGTTAGGCGTGACGGCTACGCCGGATCGCGGCGACATGCGGAACCTGGGAGAGGTGTTTGACAGCCTTGCCTATGAATATACACTGCCGAAAGCAATCAGGGAAGGGTATCTCTCCCCAATTAAGGCACTGACCATTCCCCTGCAGTTAGACTTATCCGGCGTGGCGATGCAGTCCGGTGACTTTAAGGCTGGTGACATTGCAACGGCGCTGGATCCTTATCTGTACCAGATTGCAGAAGAAATGCAGAAATACTGCAAAGAACGAAAAACGGTCGTGTTTCTTCCTCTGGTAAAGACCAGCCAGAAGTTCCGTGACATTTTAAACGAAAAAGGATTCCGTGCGGCAGAAGTGAACGGGGAGAGCAAAGACCGTGCAGAAGTTCTGGCAGCATTTGACCGGGGCGATTATAACGTCCTGTGCAATTCGATGCTGCTGACAGAAGGCTGGGACTGCCCATCCGTGGACTGTATTGTAGTGCTGCGGCCAACGAAAGTACGGAGCCTGTACAGCCAGATGGTAGGACGAGGCACACGGCTTCACCCAGGCAAGGAACACCTTTTACTCTTAGACTTCCTCTGGCATACGGAGCGGCATGAACTGTGCCATCCGGCTGACCTGATTTGCGACAAGAAAGAGGTAGCCCAGAGGATGACGGCAGATCTGGAAGAAGCCTGTGGCTGCCCGGTGGATATTGAAGAGGCGGAGAAAAAGGCATCTGAGGAAGTAATTGCGGAACGGGAAGAAGCCCTGGCCAAGCAGCTTAAGGAGATGCGCACCCGGAAGAAAAAGCTGGTGGATCCGCTGCAGTTTGAAATGAGTATTCAGGCGGAAGACCTGGCCGGATACGTTCCGGCATTCGGCTGGGAATTAGCGCCGCCTTCCGATAGACAGAAGAGTACGCTGGAGAAACTGGGGATCCTTCCGGATGAAATTGAAAGTGCGGGGAAGGCGGCCAAGATTCTGGATCGGCTGCACCTGCGCCGGGAGGAGGGACTTACCACTCCAAAGCAAATCCGCTTTTTGGAGAGTCGGGGGTTCCAGCATGTAGGGACATGGCAGTTTGAAACGGCAAAAAAAATGATAGATCGGATTGCCGCCAATGGATGGAAAATCCCGAATGGCGTTAAGCCGAACGAATATAGAGAGGGGGAGTAAGCAGATGATGGACGGTAACCAGTATGACTTCTTGGAGATACTTGAATCAATTGAGCCTGCAGCGCTGGATTACCAGGACTGGCTGAATGTGGGGATGGCCCTGCACCACGAAGGTTACAGTGTGCGGGTTTGGGATGACTGGAGCCAGAGAGATCCCAGCCGGTATCATGCAGGCGAATGTGACCGGAAGTGGAATGGGTTCCACGGTGCGGCTACTTCTCCGGTAACAGGCGGTACCCTGGTGCAGTTAGCCAGGGAACAGGGGTGGACGCCGCCGGTTGACCAGGGAACGTCACTGGATTGGGGAGATTCCATTTCTGAGGAAGGAAAGATAGTTGACAGCAACTGGGTGGAGGGAGAGGAGATTGAACCTCCGGCCGATAACTGGGATCCGATTGCAGATTTAATCCGGTACCTGGAAACGCTGTTTGATTCTACAGAGAACGTAGGCTATGTCACTAAAAGTTTTGAAAAAGAGGGGCGCTACATGCCCACTAAAGGGAACTGGGATCGGACCGCTGGGCAGTTAATCGAGGAACTGTCCCACTGTGATGGTGATATTGGGAGTGTCCTGGGAGACTACAACCCGGAAGTTGGGGCATGGATCCGATTCAACCCATTGGACGGAAATGGCTGTAAGAATGACAATGTGACGGACTTCCGGTATGCCCTGGTGGAATCCGATTCCATGGAAATTGAAAAGCAGAATGCTATTGTTCGGGAACTGGAACTTCCGGTGGCCTGCCTGGTGCATTCCGGGAAGAAAAGCCTGCACGCGATTGTCCGTATCGACGCCGGGAACTATGCGGAATACCGGCAGCGGGTTGACTATCTGTACGATATTTGCAAGAAAAACGGGCTGAATATTGATAAGCAGAACCGGAACCCGTCCAGGCTCTCCCGGATGCCCGGGGTGATGCGGGCCGGGCAGAAACAGTTCCTGGTAGATACCAATATCGGAAAAGAAAGTTTTACGGAATGGAAGGAATGGATCGAGAGTATCAGCGATGATCTGCCAGATCCGGAAAGCCTGGAGGAAGTCTGGGACAACCTTCCGGAGCTGTCCCCCCCTCTTATTGAAGGAGTGCTCCGTCAGGGCCATAAGATGCTGATTGCCGGCCCCTCCAAGGCGGGGAAATCCTTTGCCCTGATTGAACTTTGTATTGCCATTGCGGAGGGCCAGAAGTGGCTTTCATGGCCATGTTCACGGGGGAAAGTGATGTATGTTAACCTGGAGCTTGACCGGGCCAGCTGCCTGCACCGCTTTAAGGACGTCTACCGGGCCCTAGGTTGGCGACCGGAGAACCTTAAAAATATAGATATCTGGAATCTGCGCGGGAAGTCACGTCCCATGGATAAATTGGCGCCGATGCTCATCCGTCGGGCTTCCAAGAAAAACTATATTGCCATCATTATTGACCCAATCTACAAAGTCATCACCGGTGACGAAAACAGCGCAGATCAGATGGCAAATTTCTGTAATCAGTTTGACAAGGTCTGCACGGAACTGGGGGTGGCTGTTATCTACTGCCATCATCACAGCAAAGGCAGCCAGGGAGGAAAGAAGTCCATGGACCGGGCATCCGGTTCCGGGGTTTTTGCCAGGGATCCGGACGCTATGCTGGACATGATTGAACTGGATCTGTCGGAGGATGTGCTGAAGGCCGAAGAGAATAAGGCAGTATGTGCCGCTTGCAAGCAATATCTGGATGCACATTACAAGTGGGATGACGACCTATCACAGGACGACCTGTGCAGCAGTTACCAGATGCTGAATTACTGCGAGAACAAGCTTGATGAATGGCAGTGGAAGGCACTGCAGCGCATTGTGGAGGCCGCCAAGACAAAGGCCAGGGCTGTGACGGCCTGGCGTATTGAGGGGACTTTAAGGGAGTTCCCGAAGTTCCCACCAGTGAACTTGTGGTTTGACTATCCGGTACATAAGGTGGATCAGATTGGTATCCTGAACGACATACAACCAGATGCGGAACAGCCTCCTTGGAAGCGGGCAATGGCAAACCGAAAGCCGAAAGAACAGAAAGCGAAGGAGAGGAAAGAATCCATCAAAACGGCTTTTGAAGCCTGTGGAATTGAAGAAAAAGTGATGGTTTCTGACCTGGCCGAGTACCTTGGAGTGAGTGAAAAAACAGTTAGGAGCCGTCTGAAAGAGCACGGCGGATTTGAAGTTGTAGAGAGCGAGGTAAGGAAAAAAACATAAAATTTCCCTTCTCTCCCAGGGAAGAAAAAAACAGAAATCATGTTATTTTCCTCAGGGAAAGATACATACAGGTTGCGTTATTTTCCCTAGGGAAAGAATGAAGGAAAATAACAGGTTTTGCGTTATTTTCCTTAGGGAAGAAAAAAACTATCCCCCTAAAGGGGGATAAACAAGTTATTTTCCCTGACGGTCAAAGGGGGAAAGTAGTCGTGCGTATAGCTGGCGCACGACGACTCCTTCCCCTGTCCTTTGACAGAAGAGTTTTTCACAAAGAATCAGTAATTTAATATTTTAATGTGTGAAAGTGGTGAGGCTATGACAACTGAATTTTTTATGGCTATGCTGCCACCTACAATGACGCATCAGGAAAAGCAGGTCAGAGTGGTAAATGGCAAGCCAGTATTTTATGAGCCGCAGGAACTGAAAGCAGTTCGGGAAAAGCTGAGGGCCCACCTGGGAAGGCATGTTCCGGATGAGAAGTTCTCCGGGGCGGTAAGACTGACAACCTGGTGGTGCTTTCCACTAAAGGGTAATCATCAGGATGGGGAATATAAGACCAGCAAGCCGGATACGGATAATCTGGTGAAGATGTTAAAGGATGTGATGACTGATTTGAAATTTTGGTCCGATGATGCTCAGGTAGCAAGTGAAGTGATTGAAAAATACTGGGCAAGAATGCCGGGGATTTACGTGAAGGTGGAAAAAATATGACCAATGCTCAGGTACAGGCTGGATTTGAGGAAGTATATAACAAGTTTTGGAACCGATATAAGAATCGAGTTCCGGGACGAGATTCTGAGGAGTGGGAACGTATGCACACGTATTCTGTGGTTTTGAAAAGGAAATATCCATTCTTAAGTCAGACGGTTGACGGGATGGTAATTGAATTGGACGAGCGGATGAGAGGGAGAGGACAATGACGAATTATGAGAAATACGCTGGCACGCCAGAGCGATTTGCGGAGCTGGTTATCCAGCTGGACTGTGAAGGCGGCGCCGGGGAGGAACTGACAAGGCAGTTCTGCCGGGGAGGCTGCCACAGAGAAGACGACGATGCGGACTGCACCGATGAAAATCTGAAGAAGTGTATTATGACCTGGCTGCGAAAAGATGCAGAAGAAGCAAAACACCACCTGGAGTTGCTGGCCTGCTACGGGTGCCGGTATAAAGATGACTGCGAAGGGCCCTTCGAGCATGGGCGGCCGATGTGTGATGAACAACATGTGGATGCAGTAGAGTTTGCAAAGAGGTTAAATGAAGATTTGATGGAGGAAAATATGGAGAAGAAGGAAATAGAAGCACCCCAAATAGTACATGGGTATAAAGTATTTAAACATGATTGGACTTGCAGGGGGAAACAGTACACTTGCCCCGGGAGGTTTATAGAAGAAGGGAAACTTGAAGTTTGTGGTCATGGGATGCACTTTTGCCAGACCGCAAATGATTGCTTTAATTATTACAGTTTTGACAGCAGAAACAAAGTCGCAGAAGTCATTGCCTACGGTGAAGTAGTGACAGATGGTGACAAGTCCTGTACTGACAAACTAGAAATCGTGCGTGAAATCCCCTGGGAAGAAGTGCTGCGTATCGTGAATACCGGAAAGAATTGCACTGGTCGATGCAACACCGGGGACTGGAACACCGGGGACCGCAACACCGGGGACCGCAACACCGGGGACTGCAACACCGGGGACTGCAACACCGGGAACCGGAACACCGGTAACTGGAACACCGGTAACTGGAACACCGGGAACCGGAACACCGGTAACTGGAACACCGGGGACTGGAACACCGGGGACTGGAACAAATCATCTTTTAATAATGGATGTTTTATGACGGAAGAACCTAAAATTATGTTGTTCAACAAGCAATCAGAATTAACTTATAGACAGTGGATGGATTCTAGCGCAAGGTATCTGCTGAATCAGATACCTAAAAATGTTATTGAATGGGTATATTCTAGTGATATGACGGATGAAGAAAAAGCAGCGAATCCAACATTTGAAACAACTGGGGGTTACCTGAAAGTACTTGATGAATCTGAATGTGGTCAGTTATGGTGGAACGACTTGGCTGATGACAAAAAAGCAGTCATAAAGTCCTTGCCAAATTTTGACGCGGAAATTTTTGAACAGTGTACTGGTATTATTGTCCGTTCTGTGGAGCGGAAAGAGAACAATTGGAATACGATTCAGAAGACTATATCGTAACTTGCAATGAATGCGGAAGAAATTTCAGAGTGTGGGAAGATTTGTATGATAATTAAGTGCGATGGTAAAACCACATCAAATGTAAAAGTTAGCCGAAATTGATATTTAGGAGGAATTGAGATGGTCTATGAATGTATAAAGGCTTTCTGCGTTGATAGCGTAGATGATAACGGGTTTTGCGTAGATAATGAATGTGAACAGATACAGGAAGGATCTATGTGGAAACCAGACGATTCCAAGACAACCCTTACAGGTGCGGAGGTACGGTTAAATGATCTAACCGGAATGCGTTGGATAGAAATTTCAAATGAACGTTTAGGTAGTCATTTTAAACGGCTAAATTGACATTTAGTGGAGGATAGATATGGAACATGAGTTGAAAATATATCCGAAATATTTTGAAGATGTGATTTTGGGGAAAAAGACATTTGAGATCAGAAAAAACGATCGGAAATACTGTGTCGGTGATGTGCTGCTCCTGAAGGAGTGGGACAATATAAAATATTCCGGACAAGAAGCAAAAGCAGAAGTGATCTATTTACTAGATGACAGATTCATCGGGATTCAGCCGGGATACGTTGTTATGGGGATTGAACTGGTTACTGAGGATATAGAGGAAAGAAATTTATGAGGTTTGAAATTGAAATTGAAGAACAGATAACGCGCAGAAACAGTTATTTTGTTGAAGTGGAAGACGAGGGAGAAGGAGAAATGCTTCTAAATTCGCTAGAAGACGATGTTAATGATGCAATACATCCGGATGATATTTTATATGCAATAAAAAAACAGGGATATCAAGTGGAAACATTTATCAGAGGGGCAGAGGACGTGGAATACGAAATAGTAAATTGACATTTTAGGAGGAAAAAAATGAATAGAAAAACAAAAAAACAAGATTAAAGAAGGTGGGCTGGTTGCAGCTATGGTTATTGTTGTGCTGATTGCCTGCTATGGCCTGAGCTGGATCGTTACATGTGGAATCATTAAATTAATCACCATGTGTTTCGGTTGGACATTCAAATGGTCTATTGCCACTGGAATTTGGCTGATTATTTGCATATTGAAAAGCATCTTTAAAACAACCAATCAAAATTGACAAGGAAGTATATGAGATTTTCGGAAGGAAGGTGCCAGATGAGAAAGGTGCAATGGTGTGTAAAATGTAAAAAGTATCATCTTTTTGATGATGTAAACTGGAAATATAACTGGAAACAGAGAACATGGGAGTGTTTGAAAACTGAAGATTATGAGGTTTGAGGTGATGAAGTGAAAAGGATTTTAGACGCTTGCTGCGGTAGTAGGATGTTTTATTTTGACAGGGAAAATCCAGAAGTGATTTACGCAGACAATCGGGAACTGGAAACGACTTTATGCGATGGGCGTACGCTACTGATAAAACCAGATGTAAAAATGGATTTTCGGAAAATGCCATATCAGAATAATACATTTAAAGTGGTTGTGTTTGACCCACCGCACCTTATCCATGCAGGAACCGGGAGTTGGTTGGCCAGCAAGTATGGGATTCTTCCACCAGATTGGCCAGCGTATTTGAAACAAGGATTTAATGAGTGCATGAGGGTTTTGGAGCCTTATGGTCTTCTGATTTTTAAATGGAACGAAGACCAGATTAAATTGTCAGATGTTTTAAAAGTTTTCGGACAGAACCCCTTACTGGGGGACCAAAGAGGAAAAACAAGATGGCTAGTTTTCATAAAGTAAATTGACATTTGGAGGTGTAAGATGCCAAAGAGGACACCAGATAACTGTAAGTATATTAAGTGTCATGGGGAGCCGGGACGAGATATCAATGGTAAGTGCATGGGGTTTAGTCGTGCCAACGATGATGAGCCTATAGAGGTGTGCAAGCGGTGCGTGTACTGCACAGCACATAAGGAGGATTTTAATGATAGAAAGAAAATCTTGGGAAGAGTTTAGAAATGCCGGTTTGTTATGGTGGATCAACATGATTTTACATACCTTTGGGTGGGCTATTACAGTTGACTTAAAAGACGGTAAAATAATTGACTGTTATCCGGCAAGAGTCAAATTCCGAGGATTTGGAGAAGAGAATAATACGGAAGGGTATCAGAAAGTTAGCCAATATATGAGAGATAATGCTGGCAAGCTATTCGAAGAGGCGGAGGACTAAATAGATCGGAGAGAGAAAACAATAAATTGAAGATTTTACGGAGAACCGGGAGAAAGGAGAATAGTTTGAATGAAGGAGACGTGTGGTTACTGTGATTTAAACGAAACCGGAACTTATGCAGGGAGTGGTTTTTTATGGGGCAGAGATTTAACCGGAGAATACGACGGAGAGTTTAATATCGTAAAATCAAAGCATAACGGAAAGCATTATTTAAAGTATGCGGATGATGAATCTGAAAATACATCAGAAATTATATTATTTTGTCCTATGTGTGGAAGAAAATTGGATGAAGAAAATTGACAATTTTATGAAGGAGAAACGAATGAAATTAATTGAACTTGTATGTAGCTGTACAAATGAAAGCAGTGATTATTTAGCGCAGTAGGAAGGTGAGAACATGTTGGAATTGGTACCGGTAAGCCTGAAAGAAGCAAACGCATTTGTGGCTCGTTACCATCGTCACCATAAGCCGGTTGTAGGACATAAGTTTTCTGTGGCCGCCGCTGTCAATGGGGAGATTACAGACGGTACACATAATGCCTGTAGCTTTTTGTATGCGGCCGCCTGGCGCGCTGCCCGGAACATGGGTTATAAACGGCTGGTGACATACATACTGGACACGGAGACGGGAGGCAGCCTGCGGGCTGCCGGGTGGAGGTGCATCGGAGAAGCTGGTGGTAAGCGGTGGACAGGATTACGACGACCGGAGGTGGATTTGTACCCGGCGCAAATGAAAATGAGATTCGAGGTGACAAAATGAAATGTGTGCTGAAATATCCAGGAGCCAAAAACCGCATAGCAAATTGGATTTGCGAATACATACCAGAACACGAAGTATACCTGGAACCATACTTCGGCAGCGGAGCGGTATTTTTCTCTAAATTTCCGGCCAGAATCGAAACATTGAATGATCTAGATGGCAATGTAGTGAATTATTTCCAGGTAATCCGGGAGAATTGGGAGAAGCTGGCTGCCCAGCTGGAGATGACGCCATACAGCAGAGAGGAATATTATCGGGCGTGTGAATACGACCCGAAGGAATCAGATCTGGAGAAAGCCAGAAAGTTTGCGGTTCGATGTTGGATGGGATTCGGATGCAGCAATCTATATCGTAACGGGTTCCGGAGCAGCCAGCAACGGACAAGTCCACATACGACAGGTGAATGGAGAAGCCTTCCGGAAAGGCTACTGGCAGCCAGTGAACGTCTCAAAAACGCTCAAATTGAGAATCTTCCGGCCGCGGAACTGATTAGGCGGTATGATACGCCGGATGTGTTTCTATATGTCGATCCACCGTACCTGCACGGGACACGGAAAAATTATCTATATCACCATGAGATGAAGGACGCTGAACATATAGAACTGTTGGAATTGCTGGTGGAACATCCGGGTAAGGTGATGTTATCTGGTTATGACAATGACCTATATAACGGAATGCTTCAGGGATGGCGCAAGGTCCAGAAAAGGACACAGGCGGAAGCAGGAATAATGAGAACGGAAACACTATGGATGAATTATGAGATTGGTCAAATGAAGTTATTCAGTTAAATTGACATTTAACCAAGAAGGAGTGAGGCGAACGAGTAAAACAGATTACATAAAGGTATCAGAGCAGCGGCGCCGTCGGGCATCCGTCCAGGACGATATCTTAAAAGGACCACGGCCGGAGACTTGGTCGGCGCAGATGCCAGCGTATTGTTACACAGTGCTGTGTTCGGTGGTGGAGCTGCGGGACAAACCGGACGTGAAGAAACATCCAGAGCGACAGGCACATCCCGAAGGCATCCGTCCGATGAAGGCGGAAAAACTCTGCATGTGCTGTCGGAAGCGCTGGTCACTGGATTGTGGCCGGGAACGGTGTGACTGCAAGGAGCAGGGGTATTTGTATGTGGTTGGGATATATATGCACCCAGTGATGGGAGGTGATACCGTTGGACAAGGAGATTCTTAGTCAGTATATAGATGCTTGTGAGTTAATTAAGGAGACGGAAAGGGACATCCAAAGGTTGAGGCAACGGCGCAAGGTAATTCTTCGGGATTCTGTGAAAGGTTCCATGCATGAGTTCCCGTACGCAATGCAGAGTCATCATATTGAGGGATTGGCATATGCGACGGTGCAGACACCGGGGCTGTTAGATGACGAGGAGGAACTGCTGCAGGAACGGAGGGCAGCTGCAGCAGAGATTAAGGTACAGGTCGAGGCGTGGTTGAATACGGTTCCACAGCGGTTGCAGAGAATCATTCGGATGAAGTTCTTCGAAGAATTGACATGGGGTGAGGTAGCTGTAAGGATGGGGCGCAAGGCAACGGCAGATAGTGTGAGAATAGAATTCGACCGGTTTATGAAAGCATCGTAAAGTTTGTTCGATTTGTTCACATTGTTCGTTTTGGAAATGCTATAGTGTATTATGAAGCCAAAGGCCTTAAAGCCAGCGGCTCCCCTCCCCATACGGTCGCCAGTGTATAACAGCCTGGTGGCCGACTTGACCACGCATTATGAACGTACTCCGGTGTCCTTCGGGCCCGGGGTCTTTTTTTGGGAGCATCTCGCCAATGGCAGGTGGACAGGGTGGTGCCCTGGGTTCCGGTTCGATTCCGGATGCTGCTGCTTTGCGAGAAAAAGTATAACCAGTTGAATAGTGGGAACACTCCCCTTTGGAAAGGCACCTGTCGTGAGATGGGTGCTTTTCTTCTACTGGAATTTGTGGTAGGATGAAAGAATTGGAGGGAGCAAATAGCTTGAAACTACCAAAAATATAGGAAAGTGCAATAAGGCGCAGAAAGATGCTGAAAAAAGCAGAAAACCGTAAAAAATACGAATAAAAGTACTCACAACCTATTGATTTTCGCATAAATTACGTTATAATAAAAATACATATAGTTACGCATAGTTACACGTAAGCGGGAAAAACTATATAACAAAACAAAGGCTGTGCCAACAATCTGGGAGGTGATATGTATGGCAACGAGCAGCATCTTAAAAGATGTAACAATCAAAGAGCGACAACGTGCACATACATTCGTAAAGGCATTAAATGAAGCAGAAAACACGAGATTTGAGCATGTTACAATGAGCAGAAAGTGTTCAGAAATAAAAGGAGATAAAATCAAAGAGTTCTTTGGTAAACGTTAAAATGGCAGAATTCGTTCAGATTAAATTAGATGATATGCTAAATCAATTAGGAGAGAATGAGGTGAAATCAATTCTCTCCTGTTTTATGTGTGATGATAATTTTGATGTACAGGATTTTATTCGAAATAAGGCGATTGAGTTTTCGCGACAGGGCTTGGCGAAGACAACCCTGGTATACTGGAAATCTGATGATGGAGAGGAAAAGTACCTCATAGGTTATTATGCTATTGCACCCAAATTTATACGTGTTTCACGTGATGCCGTTAGTAAAACGATGGCAAAGAAATTAAATAATCATGGAAGCTATGACGTTAACACAAGGGAGTATATAGTGCCAGCTCCATTAATTGCACAGTTAAGCAAGAATTATTCGGAAGGTAACGATACCTTGATTTATGGATGTGAACTGCTTCAGATGGCTGTAGACAAAATAAAGGAGATTCAAAACGAAATAGGCGGCCGTTTTATATTCTTGGAATCGGAAGACAGGGAAAAGCTTATTAATTTTTATAAAAACAATGGCTTTACCGCATTTGAAAAACGAAAAAAAGACAAAAATGAGACCAGCACCGAATATCTTATCCGCTGGTTGCGATATTTAAAATGAATTACATATGTCTACTGATAGTAGGAGAGCCACCAACCCGTGGCTCTTTTTCTATACCCAAAACAAGGAGGTGGGTCTGCTGGTAAAGAAGGCAGGCTGAAATCGAAAGGCTTGGGAGCGGGGAGACTGGCCGCAGATCGCCTAAGGTACTACCAAGGGGGGAGGCCCTACGCGGGGCCGAGGAACGCGCGGTCTTTTTCTCTTTCAGAACAAATTTTTCAGGGTACTTCCTTCCTCTTTTGGAGGTGCTGGAATGGAGGTGACAGAGGGTGATAGTGAACCAAAAGGAGCTGGCCCAGTGTCTTGGCATCAGTTCCCGAAGAGTCCGGCAGTTAAGGGAAGAGGGCCTTTTTAAGCTGAGCCATGAAGGCCGTGGGTATGGCCTGGAAAAAAGCATTCAGGAGTACATTGAATATAAGGTGAATGCGGAAACGGGGCGCCGGGCATCTATCTCGAAAGAGGAAGTGCAGGCGGAACATGAAGAAGTGAAGAAACAAATCTCACTTTTGAAGCTTAGAAAGCTGCGGAGAGAACTCCATGAGGCAGCCGATGTCGAAGCATTCCTATCCGATATGTTGATTCGCTTTAAAAATCGGCTGTTGTCTCTGCCATCAAAACTTGCGATGCAGGTTATGGGAGAGGAGGATATCAATGCAGTAATTCTGATTATAAAGCGGGAACTAAATTCGGTCCTAGAAGAACTGTCCGCTTATGATCCGGAAGAGATTGACGGCCAGCAGGATGATGCAACTGACGAAGTGTTGGACGAATACGAGGAGGATGAGGAGATGGATGGATGACTCAAAGAAACAGAAACCGGAAGAAAACAAGAGCGCTGTTTCGCCGTGTCCTGTTAAAAACTTTGTCTGCCCAGGAAGAGCTGAAGGTTAGTGAATGGGCAGAGCGTTACCGGGTGTTGGATGAGAGCAGCAATCTGTCCGGCAAGTGGTCTAATTCAGTCACCCCGTATTTGATTGGAATTATGGATGCTTTCAGCAGTCCGAATATCCGGGAAATTTATCTGTGTAAAGGGTCTCAGCTTGGAGGAACAGAAGCGCTGATTAATATGCTTGGCTATCTTATTACAGAGGAACCGGGCCCCACCATGATTGTTTACCCCTCTGATGACCTGGCAAAAGATATTTCAAATGATAAATTAAAACCGGCTTTTCGTCTTATTCCTCAAATTAAAAAGCTCTTTTACGAAAATAGCTCGAAGGAATTAAGGTTAAAATTCAAGACGATGACAATTTATCTGCGTGGCGCAGGTTCTCCGTCAAAGCTGGCATCCAAAGCAATCAAGTACCTGTTTTTTGACGAGATTGATAAGATGGGAGGCGCATCTAAAAAGGAGGCTTCTCCCTACAGTCTGGCAATGGAGCGAATCAAGACTTTTAAGTCTCAGAGTAAGGTTTATGCTTGTTCCACGCCGACTTTAAAAAACAATTATATCTGGCAGCTTCATGATAATGCGGATGAAGTACGGGAATACTTCGTTCCCTGCCCGGAATGTGGCGAAAAAATCCGTCTGGAGTTCAAGCAGATAAAATTTTGTGAGGACCCGGAAAAAATCATGTCGCCATATGAGCGGGCGCAGACAGCAAAATATATTTGTCCGGAATGCGGATGTGTCATTTTGGACAAGGATAAGTCCAAAATGCTGCGCGCAGGGGAATGGGAAATAGTTAAAAAAAGAGGCGTCGGAGAACCAAAAACAGTAGGATTTCGCATTAATTCACTCTACAGTATTTTCGTTACATGGGCAGAAGTGGCGGAAGAGTTTTTGAAATCCAAAGAGGATCCGGAAATGCTTCAGAACTTTGCCAACAGCTGGCTGGCAGAACCGTGGGAAGACACAAAGTTAAAGACATCGGCAGAACTGGTAATGGAACGGCAGACTGAGTATGGAGAACTAGAGGTGCCTGACTGGGCCGTTGAACTGACCGGAGGAGTCGATGTTCAAGAGGCCAGCGTTTATTGGGTTATCCGAGCCTGGGGCGAACACTGGACCAGCCAGCTGATTGCCAGGGGGCAGGAAACCAATCTCTGGAAGATAGATGAAATCATGAATCTTAATTATGCGAAGAGGGACGGCTCGAAACTGACGCCGTCCCTTGTTTTAGTCGACTCCGGCGACCAGACAGACATGGTTTATGATTTTTGTGCAGATACCTCGGACTACACGCTACCGGCGAAGGGCGCAAGCAGGAAACTGGAGACGGACTATAAATACAGTGTGATTAATAAAGCCGGCTCCAAAGCCTGCGGCATCAACCTGGTCATTATCGACACGGCAAAATATAAGGACCGTATCGCCGCCAGGCTCCGGCGCGAGAATGGAACCGGCTCTTGGATGGTCTTCTCCGGGATTGACG